ATCGAGCCTGCGTTGCAGGGCAATGTCAAGCCTTTGCTTGGACATCTGCTTATCGGCGTGATGGGCGGCGCGGCTGTTGAACAGATTCGCGAGTGGATGAATAACCGCGAAGGTCGTGACGTGAATTGGAGCGAGCTTGAGAGTTGGATGCAGGAGAATCAAGGTGAGCTTGGCGCTGAGGGAGTGAAGCAACTGAGCGTGAAGCTTCTTAACATGGTACAGAATGTCGGCACGTTTGGTATTGCTGGCGATCTGGCTAAGATGGTTACGACTGCGGCAGTTGGCGGTTCGGCTCAGGGTATGGCGACTGCGCCGGTAGCGAATGCTGTGTTTGACACGAGCAAGAAAGTTGCGGCTGCGTTGAAAGCGATTGACGATGGCGAAGACTTCGGCTTGGTGCTGCGTCAGATGATGCTGGATGTGGCGAAGTCACACGTTCAGGTTGCGCGTGTGGGGCAGAATTGGTTGGATGAAGATGAGAACCTGCGATATGATGATCGTCGTAAGCGTCGGTTGTTTGATGAGTTGACGGGCGCACCTACGCAGTCAGGAGCGTTCTCTGTGAATTATGGGAACTTAGCTGAAAGGGAATTCGAGCGGGGCGAGATTACGGAAAAGACCGGCGAAGAGGCATTCTCTTTGGTGTCGAGGGCGAGGGAAGAAGCAACGACGCCAGAAGATTATGCGAGCCGGATTAGGAAGTTGCAGACAAGTCAGAATCAGATCATGCCTTCGTTGGAAAGGCAGCCGATGAAAGCAGCGAGATATCTGAGCTTTGTCGAAGGCGCAGAGGAAGGCGCTGGGGCTGAGACAATGAGGCGGTATATGACTAGAGAGTATGAGAACAAGTATCGGAAGAGTTTGATAGAAGGAATGAGTGGTCTGAGATAAAATTAGATAAATAAAAAACCCGCCCTGTGATAAGCAGAGCGGGTTTTCTTTTTGTTAGGGTTTCTCTTCTTCTAACTTCTTCATTACTATTCCGCCGCCACAGGCTGCATAGCCTGCGAGATCGTGCCAGTTCTCCATGTTCTTGGGATTGGCCATCAAGCGTGCTGTTTTGAAGAGGCACATCATGATGGCAACGTCGATGGAGTTGAGGCCTTGTGAGGCTGGCTCACATTTGCTGTTGTGCAAATAGACATTCCAAAGCTGTGAGATAACGCGGAAGTTATCCTCAGCGTCGCCATGGGTCACGTTGCGGTCTCTACATACCAAGCTTTCTACGATATAGAGAAACTCTTGGCGGCGTTCGGCGTTGGTTTTATTATTTGGCAGCATAGTATTCGATGTTGTTTTCTTTGACACGGCATATCCGATCCATTGTGGTGAGGTCATCGAGGACTCTAGTGAGTTCATCGGGTGTTTTAAGGGATTGATAGAAACGAACGAAGATAGATTTCTTTGTAGATCTATGTGAAGTTTTGATAAAGCGCCAGATATCTTCTGAAATCTTTGCGCTTTCGTTGCGGCCCATGCCGACGAAGGGAATGTGCATATCTTTTTCAAGACGTGCAAGATGAGCTGTGGCTTCTTCGGCATCTTCGCGTGTGATGGTCATGTCCAATGTTCGAGCGAAGTGTACGGCAAAGAGGATCTTCTGATGATGAAGATTCTTGCGGCCATAATACTCATCGAGCATTGCGTGTTTGTTCGTGTGGACGAGATTAGGATGAAGTTCGAAGTGATGATGGATGTATTCCTTAGCTTCGTCGTTTAGAACCAAAGGCCCATAGAGCTTTGAAAGTTCTCGAATGTAAGACTGCAGGCGCACCTTCGCTTGCTTCTGCTCTTCGCTGAGTGGGGGAATGGAATACAAATGGAAACGCTTTTCGACTCCATATACGATGATCGTACGAGCCATAAAACCGTCAGAGAGAATATCTTGATTCTGTAGACTTTGAAACTTTCCAAGCGTTGTGTTGCCAAGCAGACTGATGCACATATTTGTACAAAAGTCTGTGTCGCTGTGTTTAAGTTTTCGTACGTACTTTCTTCCACCGTTATAAGCTTCGAGGAGAAAGTCGGAAAGTTGTTCGGCATTTTTCTTAAAGATTGAGGTTAGTTCGTCGAGGATGAATACGAGAGAGCTGTGATGATAGGCTTTGCGGCGGTTCTGTTCATCGACGTAGCGGTGCAAATAAGCTACGCGAGAAGTCTCTTGCGTGAATTGCTCGAACGTCGTGCTGTTTGGGGCGATATAGATAAGAGGCTGACGGCCGCCTTTGCGGTTGTCTAATGCATCTTCGCCGAGTAGCTCGGCAGCGAGATCGTTCTCCGGAGTCTTGATCTCGGCGGGGATTTCGAGGAGTTCTTTCATAGGACTCGTAATGAGAGATTTACCCGCCGAAGCGGGTCCGATGAAAGCGATGTATTGATTCGGAAATACTGCGTGGAAGTCTAAGTCACCGAACCAGACGCGCCTTTGAAGGGCAGCGCCGACCATGAAATAAAACGCAGCGTCAACAAACGGCTGCGGGCTTTGTACGTCTTTTGTGTACAAACACCAGTCTTCATATAGGCTCATGTAAGTAAGCGAGTCTCACAGAGTTCTTACGGATTTGTAGTGTGGTGATTACGTCGAAACCTTCTAGCTTTTCAAAGTTCGGATCGAACTCGCTGGGCAAGTGAGTCTCGTGTACAATAACGACCGAGGGTGGCGGCAGGTTAGGCGGCCACTCTTTGATCTTCTCTCGGATCGCATTCACGATCTGAGTTATTCGGTCGTTCGTTTGACGCATAAGGGGAGGGAGCTTTTCTCGGGCCACTGTTAGGCTAAGTCTCTCATCCCTTGTGGATTATCTTTTGAGAACTTACCCCAGTTCTTTCCGGCTTGGGCCTCAGATTTCATGGTGAAATTTATTCCATCTCGGCCGGTGAGCGATATTGCGAGGCAATCTTGCATGTGCTTCGCCGTTTCGTGAACAATGTCATCTGGAACCAACGCCAGAAAAGAGTCATGTTTATTGTTAATAGCCGGAAGTGTATTTTTGGGCCTCTCAGTGTTGTAACGGTTGACTGCGATGTGTGTGATGCAGCCCACGGTGGACTGAGGAACCCATGAGATGCCTTCCCTGATATAAGAGTCAGTGATAGTTCTCTCGAACCTACGCGGATATCCAAACAGATTCCGGAGTTCACGTTTAGTTCTAATGTTAAATTCAATTTCATCTTGCCATTCTATGATTTCGGGGAATAGGGTTGCGAAGAATCCAAGGAAGACTTTGCATTCTTGGAGAGATAGAGTCAATGTGCCGTGACTTTGCTTGAGGGTTTGAAGCTGGAAGGTCCGCTCACGCATCCTATAAGATGAAGCGTGGCAGACCATCTTGCCGATCTTGTATTCTTTATCTGATGATTTGATTGCTTTGTCGAGAGGTTTCCAATCGGGGTCTTGTTTGAGTTCTGTTGGGCTGAGAGATTTCCAATAACTCGGCGACTTCCCCGCGAGAGGCCATTCGTTCTGCATACTCTCGCAGAAGATATGAAGCGCGATGAAGGTATGGGGTTTGATGCCCACGTTGAAGAGTTCTCTGTATTTGCCGGGACGTGTGAGATAGGCCACAATAAGAGCCTCGGCGCCGCTCTGGTCGCATTGGACGAATGTGTGGTTTGGGGGAGCTATGAAGATATCGAGAGCTTCTTTGTCTGGATTCTGCAGGTTAGCTCCGTAGTCGCCAAGGAATTGACCGCTTGCTAAGCGGAAGCTTCCAGTCCCGGCGACCTTGAGAGAAGTCAGGCAGTGGATGTGTGGTTGGGGCATGTTGTTAAATGTCTTCGCGCCATCCCACAAACGACGCATTGAACGGACGACCGTCGTCGGTGAGGTTGAGATATTTGATTGTTGCCCTGCGGCGGAAGTCATAATCGGGCGCGATATACTCTTCGCGTTCATCATCCGTAAAGCCCGTCCCGACTTCAAAGCTTACGCCCTTTGAGGTGACGAACTCAAGCGCGCCGAGTTTGCCAGCGCACTTACCTTCCGTTGAGACGACGCGACCAATGCACAAGAACTCGTCGTCGAGAAAAGCCTTGCGCTTCTGGAGATTCATCGTCGAGCGTTCCTTTGTGCCTTGAGGCATATAGGAACCGAAGACGCTCTTGAGCATTTGGCCTTCGAATCCTTGGGTGATGCAGTGATTGTAGCAGATATCGAGTTCGATGCGAGTCTTGCAGATCTCCCACTCGACCATCGTCATCATTTCGATCTCTTCGCGATGGTCATTGATGATCTTCTCAAGCAAGAGCATCCGTGTGAGCGCATTGAACTTAGGCTCTACGAGATCAAAGGCAAAGAACTTAATCCAATTAGCATTCTCGCCCGGCTCAATTCGATTAACGCCCACGGCGGCATTGATCTTCTGCAGACTCATGCCGTGACAATACAACTCGCCGTCGAGAATGTAATCTGTCGTGGGCGGAATGATATGATTCAGCACAGCATCATTCCACCGCTTGCCATCTCGCGAGAAGAAACCGCGACCGGGAATGTACATGCACCTTAGCCCGTTAAGCTTGGGCATCGAGACCACGTGACCAAACTTCGATG